CTCTAGTGGTTTCTACGGACAATACGTAGATATTGAGGGAGTATATAAAAGTGAACAGGATCTGGTACGTAGATACCGTGAAATGTGTCTGCACCCAGAGTGTGATAGTGCAATTGAAGATATCGTAAATGAGGCGATCGTATCTGACTCAAACGATTCGCCTCTAGAAATTGAATTATCAAATTTACCCGCTTCTGATAAACTGAAAGAAATCATCAGAAGTGAGTTTAAGAATATTAAAAGTCTGATGAACTTTGATAAAAAGTGTCATGAGATTTTCAGGAATTGGTACATTGATGGAAGAATCTTTTATCACAAGGTAATTGATCTTAAGGATCCTTCCGCTGGAATTCAAGAAATTAGATATATTGATCCATTAAAAATTAGATTAATCCGTAAGGCAGAGAAAGAAGGACCAAATAGTCAATCACCTTTTGATGTTGCAAGAAACGGAAAGGATCCAATGAATCCTGAAAGTTATGCAGCACCAGAAATTGAAGAATACTATCTCTATGATCCAAATTCTGCATCAAAGAGTAGTGGTATTATACCGAGCAGACATAATAAAGGTTCAGTAAAAATTGCAAAAGATGCAATTACATACGTAACATCTGGTCTAGTAGACAGAAACAAGCAAACTGTTTTATCATATTTGCATAAAGCAATTAAGGCACTCAATCAACTTCGCATGATTGAGGACTCTCTTGTTATCTACAGACTATCACGCGCACCAGAGCGTAGAATTTTCTACATTGATGTTGGCAATCTCCCCAAGGTCAAGGCAGAACAATACTTGCGTGATGTGATGAATCGTTATCGCAATAAGTTGGTTTACAATGCCGACACTGGAGAAATTCGTGATGATCGCAAATACATGGCGATGCTTGAGGATTTCTGGTTACCAAGAAGAGAAGGTGGAAGAGGAACTGAAATCTCTACACTTCCTGGTGGACAAAATCTCGGTGAACTTGCTGATATTGAGTACTTCCAAACCAAACTTTACAAATCACTGAATGTTCCTTCCAGCAGACTTGATAGTGCTGGTGGATTCAATCTTGGTCGTTCTTCCGAAATTCTGAGAGATGAACTTAAGTTTACTAAGTTTGTAGGAAGACTCCGTAAGAGATTCTCTGGTATTTTCAACGACATGTTGAAAACTCAATTGATTCTCAAAAATATTATCACTCCAGAAGATTGGGATTTACTTGAAGAGCATATTCAATATGACTTCTTGTATGACAACCACTTCTCAGATCTCAAGAAAAATGAACTTCTGACTGAGCAACTTGGAGTAGTTGCTGCCATGGAACCATACATGGGCAAATACTTCTCTGCATATTACGTCAGAACCAAAGTTCTCAAGCAAACAGAAACTGAGATCATTGAGATTGATAAGCAGATTGATAAAGAAATCAAAGACGGAATTCTTCCCGATCCAAATGCACCAATTGATCCAAATACTGGATTACCAATTGAACCTGGTGCAGCAGGAATGGATTTGGGTGCTCCAATCAACGAACCAAACATAGATAATCAAGGTGCAGCAACAGAAGTAAAACCTCCAAAGGGAGGAGAGATATAAATATATTATAGTTTATAATATTTTGATTAAAAAATGGATGATTTAATGGACATGATCATTTCTGGTGAATCTTCTCCATCTGAAGTTAGCGATAAAATCAAAGAGATTTTATATACTAAGTCAGCAGAAAAGATTGATGCAGCAAGACCATATGTTGCCTCTACTCTTTTTGGAGAAGATGAAGTTTCCGATGAAATTGATTCTGAAGAAGATGAGGATCAACCTGGAGAAGAGGAATGACAATTAGAACTTTATTGTTAGCAGACGAAATTGGATTGCCAACGGATACTGGCACTGCTACTAGTTTTACTAGTGCAACCGTAGTTCGTTTGGTTAATACGACTTCAACTGCTGCGGTAGTTACAGTTGTGGAAACTCAAAGTGGTACTGGTATTGGTTCAATGACTATACCAGGAAATGCTGTTGAACTTTTAGAGAAAAAACCATCACATTGTGTTTTTGCTAGTGCTTCAACTGTAAGAGGTACAAAAGTAGGTTTTACAAATTAAAGAACAATGAAACTCATTAGAGAAGAAGTAGAAACCGTAGATTTTATCGTTGAAGAAAAGAACGGTAAAAAGAGTATGTACATTGAGGGAACTTTCCTTCAAGGTGACATCAAGAACCGCAACGGTAGAATGTATCCAATCCAAACTCTTGCAAAAGAAGTTGGAAGATACAATGAAATGTATACCAACAAAGGTAGAGCACTTGGTGAACTCGGTCACCCCGATGGACCAACAATCAACCTTGATCGTGTATCACATAAAATCGTAAAACTTGAGCAAAGAGGTTCAAACATTTACGGTAAGGCGAAACTTCTTGAAACTCCAATGGGCAAAATTGCCAAGTCATTAATTAATGAGGGAGTAAAACTTGGTGTTTCTTCTCGTGGCGTTGGTTCAATTAAAATGAACAATGAAGGTGTCAACATCGTTGGCGAAGACTTCATGCTGGCAACCGCTGCAGATATCGTTGCTGATCCTTCTGCACCAGATGCATTTGTTGATGGAATCATGGAAGGAAAGGAATGGGTTTGGGAAGGTGGAATCCTTCGTGAAAGATTTGCATCCCATACCAGAAACAGGATAAATACATTAGTTGATCAACGTGCTCTTGAAGAGCACAAACTTCAACTGTTTAATGATTTTCTATCAAATTTGTAATTTATAAATAAATATAGTTTTAAAAACTACACAAAGGTTAAAATCGGAGAGTTCAAATGTCCAGTGGAAAAGATTTACAAGAAATGGAAGTAGGCACTGCTCAATCCAAGACAGCCGTTAACGCTAACGCAAAACCTGGCGATCCAATGCCTTCGGGCAATGCATCTGGTGTTATGGCACCAGGTCAAACTGGATCTTGGGAAGATCTTGGCGGTCCTACCCCAGAGAATTACAAAGCAGACGACGATTCAGCAAAACTGAAGACTCCTGGTGCTTCACTGAAGCAAGTAAGAGATGTCGTCAATTCTAAAGCGGTTAAGGCTGAGGAAGTTGAGGTAGAGGACCAAGAGTTAGTTGCTGAAGAAGAAGTGACCGAAGAGGACGCTCTCCGTAGCAAGGTTGAAGAAGCAATTTCCGAATCAGAAGAAGAGGTTGTTGCTGAAGAGACCGAAGAAGAAGTCGTTGAACTGAACATTGAAGAAGATGTTGAAGCACTTCTTCAAGGTGAAGAACTCTCCGAAGAGTTCCAGGAAAAGGCAAAAGTTATCTTTGAAACTGCAATCAATGCTAAAGTTGCAGCAATCAGAGAAGAACTGCAACAGTCCTACGAAAATGCAATCGTAGAACAAGTAGAAGAATTCAAGAGTGAGATCACCGAAAGAGTTGACTCATATCTTGAGTATGTTGCTGACGAGTGGATTCAAGAAAATGCACTCGCAGTTGAAGAAGGTCTTAAGACCGAGATGACCGAATCATTCCTCCAAGGAATGAAGGGTCTTTTTGAAGAGCATTATGTAACAATCCCTGAAGATAGATATGATGTACTTGAGAGCATGGTAAATAAACTTGATGAAATGGAAGAAAAACTCAACGAGCAAATCGAAAGAAATGTTGCTCTAAACAAGAGACTTGCGGAGTCTGTTACTGATGGAATTTTAGGTGAAGTTTCTGAGGGACTTGCTGTAACTCAGAAAGAAAAACTCGCTTCTCTTTCCGAAAGTGTTGAGTTTGATAGTGAAGAAGACTACCGTGAGAAACTGGTAACCTTAAGAGAAGCATACTTCCCTTCAAGAGTTTCCAGTGCTCAAAGAGATTCTGCTGAACTTATTTCAGAGGAGTCTTCAATGCCACAGGTTTCTGGAAGCATGGAAGGTTATCTCTCTGCACTTCAGAGAGTTTCCAAAAAATAAGTTTTACATTATACCCTAAACCCCAAACACTTTTAAAGAGGTAAAATCAAATGCAAATGTTCAATGCTGAGCATCTGCAGGAGAAGTGGGCACCATTGTTGGACTATGAAGGCGCTAGCGCCATCAAAGACTCCCATCGTAGAATGGTAACCGCAGTTCTCCTGGAGAACCAAGAAAAATTCATGACCGAGGAGCGTGCGTTCCTCTCCGAATCACCCACCAACGCTGCTAACGCTGCTGGTGCATCTGGTGGTTTCGGTGGCGCTGCAGGTCTTGCTGCTGGTCCTAACGCAGGTTTTGACCCAGTTCTGATCTCGCTGATCCGTCGTTCAATGCCTAACCTGGTCGCTTATGACCTCGCAGGCGTTCAACCAATGAACGGTCCTACTGGACTGATCTTCGCAATGCGTTCACGCTACACCAACCAGTCTGGTACTGAGGCACTCTTTGACGAGGCACAGTCACAGTTCTCTGGTCAGGACAGCGGCAGCGATCTGGAGCAAGGTCTCTACACCGCTAAGGCATCTGACGGTGAGTCAGTTGGTTTCGGTACTACTAGTTCCACCAACCTCGGTTCAAATCCTGGTCTTCTCAACTCGTCAATCTCACAAGCTGAGTACGCAGTTGGTCAGGGTATGCACACTGGCGACGCTGAGAATCTTGGCGACGGTGATGGTAATGCATTCAACGAGATGGCATTCTCTATTGAGAAAGTCACCGTTACTGCAAAGTCAAGAGCACTGAAGGCTGAGTACTCGCTGGAACTGGCACAAGACCTCAAGGCAATCCACGGTCTGAATGCAGAAGCTGAGTTGGCAAACATTCTGTCAACTGAGATCCTTGCTGAAATCAACCGTGAAGTCATCAGAACCATCTACAAGGTTGCTGAGTCTGGTGCTGCTGCAAACACCGCAACTTCAGGTATCTTTGACCTGGACGTTGACTCCAACGGTCGCTGGAGCGTTGAGAAGTTCAAGGGTCTGCTGTTCCAAATTGAAAGAGATGCGAACGCTATCGCCCAAAGAACTCGTAGAGGGAAGGGCAACATGATCCTCTGCTCTGCAGACGTTGCCTCCGCACTCACCATGGCAGGTGTTCTTGATTACACCCCTGCTCTGAACGCCAACCTCAACGTTGACGACACTGGTAACACCTTCGCTGGTGTTCTGCAAGGTAAGTATCGTGTATACATTGATCCTTATTCTGCAAACGTTGCTGCTAACCAGTACTACGTTGTTGGTTATAAGGGTTCTTCACCTTATGACGCTGGTCTGTTCTATTGCCCATACGTTCCTCTCCAAATGGTTCGTGCCGTTGGTCAGGACACCTTCCAGCCCAAGATCGGATTCAAGACCCGCTACGGAATGGTTTCTAACCCATTCGCTGAGGGTTCATTTGCTGACGGTCAAGGTCTTGGTCGTATCAAGGCAAACAGCAACCGCTACTACAGAAGAGTACGTGTTGACAACCTCATGTGATCTATTAGATCCACAAGGTTATACAGGAGGGGCGAATGCCCCTCTTTTTTTATCTAAATAAATATAAAACTCATGAAATCATATCAAAATTTCATCAGTGAAGCATCTAAAAAAAGATGTCCTTCGGGGAAGTATTGGTGTTTTACTGATAAAAAATGTAAGAATATTCCAGTAGGTTTCATGATAGATCGTGCAGGAATGTTAGCAAAAGAGAATGGTCATACTCAAGATTCAGAGTCCGAAGGAAATGGTAACGGTGGAAACGGAGGAGGAGAATGAAACCCTGGACAAATCAAATTGATAACAGGAATTATCTCTCTCCTGTCGGATTTAAATTCTCAATTACAAGAGTACCTAAGGCAGATTTCTTTTCAAACTCTGCATCAATTCCTGGTATCAACTTAGGATTTGCATTACAACCAACTTACCTGAAGGATATTCCAGTACCTGGGGATAAGTTAACCTATCAGGACTTTACACTCAAGTTTTTTGTAGATGAAAACTTAACCAATTACATGGAAGTTCATAATTGGTTAAGAGGACTTGGATATCCAGAAAGTATTCAAGAATTTATTGATATGAAGGCAGACAATCTATATGATCCTAGCATTTCTGCCAAAAATCCAATGAATGAATATTCTGATGCAAGTTTATTCATTTACAACAGTAACTTTAATGAGATTGCAAGAATTGACTTTAAAGATGTATTCCCAGTAAGTCTCTCAACAGTTCAGTTTGATGCAACTGCAGAAGATATTAATTATGTCACCGCAGAAGTCACTTTCAAATATTCAATATATAATATAGTGGTTTTATGATTTGATTTATGAATCTTGATGAAATTCAATTATCATGGGAAGAAGATTCAAAAATAGACGAGGACAATCTACACACAGAGTCTACAAAGATTCCTTCTCTTCATGCAAAATATTATAAAATTTTAAATAATATTCTTCTGCTGAAGAAGATTGAAGAAAACAAGTTAAAGCAACTCAAAAAAGATAAATGGCAATACTACACGGGCAAAGCAGACCCAGAAGTGTATATTGATAATCCATTTGATCATAAAGTCTTAAGGCAAGATGTAGATAAGTACATGGATGCCGATGAAGATCTGATTAAGCAGCAAACAAAAATTGATTACTATCAAGTGATGCTTAATTATGTTGATAGTATTTTAAAAACCATCAACAATAGAACTTATCAAATTAAGAATTCTATTGAGTGGCAACAATTTATTAGAGGTTATGTCTGATATTGTTATTCGCAAAAAGAACGAAGTATATGTGACTGTAAAAGCAGAACCACATATCAACCAAGAACTATCTGACCATTTTACGTTTGATGTTCCTGGTGCAAAGTTCATGCCTCAATACCGCAGTAAGTATTGGGATGGAAAGATAAGACTGTATAGTTCTCACACTGGAGAGATCTATGTGGGATTACTTGACAAGGTAATGGCATGGGCAAAAAACTCTGGATATACAGTAGAGTTTGAAAACAATAAGTTCTATGGACCTCCATTTGAAGTCAATGAAATGATTTCTTATGAAGGAGTCAAGGAATATATGACTCGTATCGCAAGATTCAAACCAAGAGATTATCAGGTTGATGCTGTATATGATGCATTAAGATATAATCGTAAACTACTCATCTCTCCAACTGCATCTGGTAAATCCTTGATGATTTATTCTGTGGTGAGATACTTTGCAGAAAAAAATAAAAAGATTCTTTTGGTTGTTCCAACAACATCTCTGGTTGAACAGATGTTTAAGGACTTCCAAGACTATGGGTGGGATGCAGATCAATATTGTCACAAAATTTACTCTGGTCGTGAAAAGACTAATGAGTATCCAGTAACAATTACAACTTGGCAATCAATCTATAAGTTACAAAGGCCATTCTTCAAGGACTTTGAAGTCATCATTGGTGATGAAGCACACTTATTCAAATCTAAGTCTCTAGT